TAATAAAATGCAATTCTCTTTTATTGTATTGATATAACTCTTCTAATGTGACATCAATTGAAATATCTTTTCCTCTAAATAAAGGTAAAAACGTTTCTTTCAATAATTGTGGTCCAAATAATCCTTGATTTTTAATCGCTTGAATCGCCATTGGTAATTCACATTTATATAATTCATTCCATGGTCTTTTAATAATATAATCATCGGTAGTTTTCCAATCATAACCGAGAGAAATAAATATGGAAATGATAGACCCAGCAGAAGTGGAATATATTTTTTCAATATTATCGTGATTCCATATTCCACGTTCACAACTATTTTTTAGTGCACCGTAACATGCGAATCCTACTGCACCACCACCAGAAATAACTATATTTTTAATTTTAGCATTTATTGTAGACAATGCCATAATAATAAAAAATAATATTCGATACATATTCATATATATTATTTTTATGTTTTTTTGTGTTATCCCAATTTACCCACTCTATAAAGTGGATGTGATAATTCGATTTACTGACGTTGTCCGTGAATTTTATGCATATATTGGTTTAAATCAATCGTATTAATATTTTTCAATAAAAAATATACCCCAAAATTTCTCTCAGTTATACAAGATCCTTCTTTGTCAATCGGTGGGATGATTAGAGTATCGAAAAGATCTTTTATGACATAATTATTTACAATAAATATACAATGTTGCGCTAAATTAAAATGAGTATCTATTATCGATTTATAATCTAATCCACTATTTTCAAACATAGCTATTCCTTTATCTTTAATACAATCATGTGAATAATATCCACTATGATTATGAAATGTATATGCCGTATTATTATTTATAACATCTAGATTTATATATTCTGTAATTGTAGTAGTATCTTGAATACAAAAATATATATCGTAATTTTGATATGTAGTTAAAGCATATTTCCAAGCCCCATATTCATAGTGTTTATTTTTTACAAAACATATTTCAACATCCGCAAAATCATTTTGTATTTTGTTGTAATATATGAAATCATCACTATCACTGTCTACGATACATATTTTATAATCCTGACTATCTTTAATTTGTATTTTATAAAGTTGATTTACACAATCATACAAATTTGGATTCGGAGATTTAGAACTAATTACAATTAATGTTTTCATATATTATAAATAATGGTATTGTTTCATATTATATTAATTTTCCAAAATAAAATGTTTGATAATATAGATGTTTATTTTTGATTTTTATTTATCTGTATAAAATACAAATTTAGAATGTCTTGTTTCTTATATGTAGATGACGAAGAATCGAATCGTAAATTGAATATCGATGAATTATACGAAAAAAAACAAAAACGCGATTTAAAACAATTATCTATATTCAATAAAATTTTAAATCGTGTGCATCGTAGAATCACTATTTCTAGCCGAAACAAATTACAAGAACAACATATCTGGTTTACTGTGCCAGAATATATATTTGGCGAACCCATATACGATAAAGGGGATTGTATTGCCTATTTAGTATTGAAATTAGAAGAAAACGGGTTTTTAGTCAAATATATACATCCCAATACTTTATTTGTATCTTGGTTAAATTGGATTCCAGCATATGTTCGTGCAGAATTCAAGAAGAAAACGGGCAAGATTTTAGACGAAAAGGGAAATATTACTGACCCCAAAGGAGAAACCGAGACGATGAATATAGAAGATATTAATACCAGAATATTCAATGATCCACGAAGTGGTGGTGGTGCAAATCCTGCAATTATAAAAGAACAAAAACAGTTTACTCCAATCACAAAATATAAACCTACTGGAAATTTAGTATATAATCCGGATATATTAGATAAAATCGAAAAGAAAGTATCATTTATTTAGACTCATGACAGATCTGGAATCTCTACATATATATATTTTTCTTGGTTTGATTCTGGTGGTGTGAACAAATTATTTTTGATTTTTTCTACTATATCATTTCGTTTTTCGGCATCTTCTTCTTTTTTGATATCTAAATAGTATTCGTATTTTTTTTTCCAAGTGTTAATCTCTTCTGGGTTTAGTTCGACTTGTGTTAATAATTCATCAAATTCTTCTTTATTATATAATTCTATCATTAATGCGCCAAGTTGGGATTCATCCATACCTTTACTCAGATTAGTTATATGGTCATCATCCATCAGTTCAAATAACAAGTCTTGTCTCATTAAAACCTCGATCAGATCTTCGTCTTTCATTTTTAAAAATCGTCCCTCTAATTCTTGCAAGAAAGATTTCAATGCTTTTTCGTCTGTGGTGATTTCTTCAAATATTTTACTGATAATCTTAGACAATCCATGGCGATAAAAAATATCCATACTATTTATGAATTTATCATTCTCTTCGGTTTTACTATGATAATGGGAGCTCAATACCTTTTTCTCTATAAATTCTATAAATGTGTTGACCAATAATGTATGTGTATGGTCACATTTCAAATGATCTTCAATAATTTGGCATAATTTTGAATTTGCTAGTGTATGTTCTAGAATACCATCATCGGGCGTATCTTTGGATATTGGTGCGAAATTTGGATGTTCTAATAGTTCATATAATATAATATCTCGTAATTCATCTACTTGTGGATAATCTTCATCTGGGGGCATATCTACAGTCAATGGTGGTGCATATTTACTAACAAATTTTGCAGCCCTATACCCCGTATATGCAGCATATGCATGTGGATTTGATTTTATAGCAGTCATGACTGCATCGTTTGCTTTGGACATAGCTTCCTCTTTTGCTTTGGCTATTTGTGGGGTTTTTTGTAATGTTTCAGAAACACTTTTTACAGTTAACTCTTTATCTCCGGCCAGATTTTTCTGTAGGTTGACTAGTCCATTCAAAGGGTCATCACCACCACCACCATTAGCATATTTTTTTTTCGTTATATTTTTCTTATTAGATCCACTAGTTTTCCTCGTTTTTTTTACCATAATATATGTCTTATAAATTATGTATATTTTATTCTATACATAATTTACATTTCCGGTGTATTCTCTCCAACACCACAAAAGATAGTAGATTCTAAACAACGATCTACATTTTGTAACATCCTTTTTTTTTCTAAATTATAAGTGCGTATAGATTCTAAACATTGCCCCATCGTTTTCCATTCCATACTGCTCACTTCACTTTTTTGATAAGATTTTAGACCATTCATAGAATCTGCATAAGAAATATTCATTAAATAGTATTTATGACGATATGATTTGTAATTGGATCCTATAAATACTTCTTCAAATGGCATAATATTCCTAATATTTTTAAGAATCGTTATAGGATACCCCGTTTCTTCTGAAAATTCTCTCAAGGCACAATCATAATCTTTTTCTTGTGTATTTCGACGTCCTTTAGGAAACCCCCATTCTGGTTCCGTCCAAACTTCTAATTGATCACTTTCATCTAATAAAGACGATAAATCATATTTCTCCGAATTCACTGTCACACCATGAACTAAATTCTGAATCTTTTCTTTCATTGGTAATCCTTCTTTGATTTTTACACGTAATCGTTTTCTCTCTTCAACCGTCATTTGTAACAACATATTCATAATATAATTTTTCTGGTATATTGGAAACTTTCCGCGCATAAAATCCATATATCCTAAAGTATCTTTACGTCGTATCATTAAATATTCTCTTTCTAACGTATCGGGACGAATACGATAGGCTACAATACCAATACTAGTAATCGGCATTTTGCATTGATGATATAAATGTCCAGGTTTTCCACAATTATTACAGAAAATATCGGACATATCTTCTGTATTATTATTGTTCCATCCATTATTTATTTTCATTTTTACATTTATTATTCTGTTTGTTCTATATAGTTTATGAATAAGGATTTAGACCCGAGTGTATGGATGCCGCATCTATGGTTTTTTCTAAGAACAGTGGCACATACATATCCAGATGAACCAAATGCAGTAACAAAAAGAAAATATTATGATTTCTTTCATAATTTACCGTTATTTATTCCACATACGGAATGGGAGAAACAATTTAGTCAAATCTTGGATTCTTTTCCAGTGACTCCCTATTTAGCCAACCGCGATTCTCTTTTTTTCTGGATCCATTTTATTCAAAATCGAATGAATCGAACTATGAACTTACCAGAATCTACGTTAATACAACATATGGATGAATATTATGGCGAATATTTACCAAAAGAAATCCAATTTTCAAGAAAATTCGGTATTCAGAAGAAATATATTATTCTAGGGATAATTATTTGTTGTTTATGTTTTATTGCAATTACTTATATTTATTCCTTATAATCCATATTCATTATAATCCGTATTCATTATAATCCATATTCATTATAACCTAATAATATATAATGCGTATTGAAATCATTTTATTTTTAATTACTGCCTTTTTAGTCGCAAATGTATATACGGATGGTAAATACTATAAATTGTTATTGTCTTGGAAAAAATATTATCAGATGGCCGGTATAGTATTAGGCGCATTTGTATTGTATTGGTTGTTAAAAAAGAATCCAAAACGTGCTGGAGATATGATTCGCACTTCAAATGAATATTTAAAATATTTACCGATTGATCATAATACGAGTAGTTTCATTTCTCCCATTTTAGATTTTACTGCAAAACAATCCTACGGCGAAGTTAGCAACAATCCCCAAAATCCAGTTCTAAATCTAGGGCCAAGTTACGCTGAAAAACGTATCTTACAATCTGGTGGAACTGTAACAACACAAAAAACAAAACGATCAGTCAGTGAAACCAAGAAAAAATTCGTAGCATCGAAACAAAATTGGAAATGTGGTGATTGTGGAGAACAATTATCCGCGTGGTTTGAAGTCGATCATAAGATCCGTTTAGAATATGGCGGCAGCAATCATATAGATAATTTAGTGGCTTTATGTAGAGAATGTCATGGCAAGAAAACCACAATAGAGAATTTGTAAAAAAATAGATAAAAGTATAATATAATAGGGTAAGATGGAATCTTCTTCCAATAAAAATATATTAAGCACAATAAGATCACCTTCATTTAATTTCTGGGAAATTATGCAAGAATATTCCAGATATTTATTTATAGCTGGATTTTCGGGATATGTAGCTACTATTTTATATATTGCGAATCAAAATCCACAAGCGTTTTTTTCTAAACCGTTTCAATTAAGTTTATTGGTCATTTTGCCGTTTCTATTCGCGATTTTCATGTTAGGACAAGGCCCTCCAGATATAACGGTGATGGTTATTGTAGGTATTCTAGCAGTATTTGCTGTGTTTGGATATTTGATATATACTTATCTAACGACACCGCCGAAATCTACTGTAAATCAAACATTATCGTATGTTACTTTGATTGTTGCGTTTGCAATATTGGTAGTTGGACTATCGATTTATTATAATGTATTTGCAAATGCAATTAAAAAACAACGAGGTTGGTCTGGATTTTTCATTAATTTCATGTTCTATTTACCATGTTTAATTACAGATTATATAAAATATTTATTTTCAGAATATAAAAATACTCCATCGGTGGTATTTATCTTGTTTATATTCGAAATCATATTGGTATTATTGTATATATATTTACCATCATTACTCCATTTGATTTATGTGCCAAAAGGAGTTTCTTTATTGGATAAAGTCGCATTTTTGTCTCCTTCGAATGTTATAGCCACCAGTGAAACTTGGAAGATAGATGCACCTTTACCACCAGATCAGTTAGAAAACGTGGCGACAATTCCTAAGGTATATAATTCGAATTATGCGTTATCGATGTGGATTTATATTAATCCAACCATTTTAGGAACTGCAGAAAAAGAAGCAATTATATTCCAATATGCAAATCCAAAAGATGATTACGGTAAACCATGTATCACTTATTTAGGTAATGACCAATGGCGATTTATGTTATCGAACAATTTGAATAATCCAGATAAAAAAGATCCGACACTAATACCATTACCAGAATATATTGTAAAAATGCCATCGCAAAAATGGCATTATATCGTTTTCAATTATAATTTAAACCAAGTAGATTTATTTATCAATGGAGATTTAGCAAGAACTATGGATTTAAAAGATAATTTTCCAAAAACAGATGAAAGTGATAAAATTATTATCGGTGCAGATAAACCGAAAAATGTTTCCGGGGCAATCTGTAATATTCGTTATTTCAGAACACCATTAACTTCTGCACAAATCGCCAGAACATATAATATGTTATTTATGTCGAATCCCCCAGTAAATAATCTACGATAACATTATATAATATGAATTATACTTTCATTGTTTTAGGCGTTATTCTAGTGATCGTCTTATATGTATTATACAAAACATTACTAGCACCTACATCTGTTGTATCTTCTCAGACTTATTTAGGATCTAAACCCAAACCTATAGAATTGAAAACTATTACTACTGCTCCTGGTATCAATTGTGCTTATGCCGTATGGGTATATGCAAATAATTTGAGTGCAAGTGGAGATCTTATTTTTAAGATACCAATTTCGAATGGTAATTCAGACTCAAATATAGAATTGAATTTAAACAGTTCTGCTACGCTGAATTTGAAGATAAAGAAAAGTAACGATAATTCGTCTACTATTGAAATTACCAAAAATTTCCCATTACAAAGATGGGAATATGTGGTAATTAGCATTAATCAAAATATTGTAGATTTATATTTAGACGGAAAACTCATTAAATCTATCAATTTAGGTCAAACGGTTAAAGTGCCTGCTAAAAATAGTGAAATTGTATTTGGCACTGGAGATATTTATATTGCTGGATTCAAGATATTACCCGATCCTATGGATCCACAAACTGCATGGAACAATTACTTGAACGGCAGTGGAACTACTACTAGATCGTTGACCAATTATGGATTGAGCATGACACTTTCCAAGAATAACAATCCAGAAAAAACCATTACACTATTCTAATATGACTGATTCCTAATATAAATAATAAATCCATTTTTATTAAATGGATTTATTTTATTTGGAAAATGTTTCAAATATATTACGGATATAATATAATATAATATAATATAATTGTAAATATGAGTGCACCACCACCACAACAACAACCAATCGTAGAAAAAATTAAAACATATATTCCAGATACGAATGATGTGAAAGAAGCTATTTCTAGCGTTGGCACTTCTATCTCTACTGGTTTAGACAATGCAAAGACGGGTGTCCAAAATACTTTAGGCGAATTTTCCCAAAAGGGGGTAACAAATGCCAGTAATGAATTTTTAGAAAGTAATGGTTTATTTGCTAAATTTGCATTTATTATATTAGTATTCATTTTATTCTTATTTTTATTCAAGTTGGGTATTTCGATGATTGGATATTTAACGAAGCCATCCACTAGTCCATATATTATTAAGGGAATGTTGGATGGTCATTCATCAGTGACTGTTCCACAAGATCCAAATGTGGAAAAATCGGTTTCGATTATAAGATCCGACAATGCTAAAACCGGTGTAGAATTTACATGGTCCGTATGGTTATATTTAAAATTGAGTCCTGATGCTGGAAAATATTACACTATATTTGTAAAAGGACCCAATACATTTAATACAGATGGATCAAACTCAATTAATGGTCCAGGTATGTATGCTATCATGGATGCCAATGGAGTTTGCACAATACGTATTGCTATGGATGATGTAGATAATAGAAATTCAGTAATAGATGTTGATAACGTGCCATTGAATAAATGGGTGCATGTAGCATATCGTCTACAGAACACTATTCTAGACACTTATATTAATGGATCTATTTCTAAAAGACTCCAAATGAATGCAGCACCTAGACAAAACTTTTATGATATCCTAGTAGCTGCTAATGGTGGATTCGCAGGCAGTCTTTCTAATTTACAATACTTTAGTCGTGCATTAAATGTATTTGAAATCAATAATATTGTCATGTTTGGACCTAATTTAACTGTAAATAGTCAGAGTAAAGTGAATAGTGCAACTGGAAACTATAGTTATCTATCCACCTCTTGGTATACTGGATGGTATAATGTAGTCCGATAGTTTAGAGTAAATTTAGGCTATAGTAAAAATATATAATAATATTTTTTACAATAAAATATTATTTTTTATATTAGGGATATATACTAATACATGGCATCAAACCAAAATATACTCACCGATATTTGCACATTATATCAACAACGTCGAAAAGAACAATTACTAAACGTTCCCCCATCTAGAGAAACATTAATATCACCTTATGAAACCACGAATTTCACGAAATTCCAATTGGATATGCGTCGAAAAGCGGAAGTGTTGAAATATAATAGCGGAAATACTAAAACCAATAAATTAAGTAAAAAACAGTTATGGTCTCAATTAGTAAAAGGAAATGCACCCAAGATATATATTAAAGGCAATACAGTAATCGAAACAGAAGGTTTTAAGGTGTATAATTGTAACGGTCAACCAATTATTAGTTCTGCTTCTGCAGCTGGAGTGCCTAATACCGGGGTTAATTCGCTGTTTTACGATCCCAATGTGGTTTTATATAATTATCAGAACCCAGTATTAACACGTTCTTATGGAGTAGTAAACGGGCAAGAACCCACAAATCCAATTGTCTCAGTGAAATATACAGATGTTTATACTACTGGAAATACATTATCCAATATCGCCAGTATAATGTTTACAAATGCTGCTATAAATCCGAGTTATAATATTAATCTATTAAATATTCCATTAGCCATACAGATAGAAGGTGTTCTAGAGGCGAATCATGTCAATCAATCCATAAATTCGATCGTTATTAATTCTTTTTCTATAAAAGCCTATTATAATAATAGTCTAGTTCCTATAAATAGTGATTACGGAAATTCTTTCATATATGGTAATACAATTATTCCCAATAATAAAGAAATGACATTAAATATATCTGCAGGTGCAAGTGAAACCCGGTTTTTGGGAACCCAATATATTGGATTATTAAATCTAACGAATATAACATTAAAAGCTACTCCTGGATATATTTACGATATTATATTAAATGGGACTATTGGTTTTCCGAAATCATATACTGGAGGAATTGCTTCTATGCGTGTATCCTTGATATCAAATGTGAGTTCTAATTATTTAATACAAAATCCATCTTATAATTGCACAATCACTCCTAGCACATCTGTTTCTGGTTTTACTTTTGGTGATTTTCAAGTGACTGCAGTATAGATAGAATAGACATTCATTCTATGGAGTCCATGTTGGATTTAGGCACATTTTTTGTGATGGAAATACTTGGCCAGACATACATTTATCAGAATCGGCAATTTCAATACATCCACGCTTGTTTTGATATTCACCAATTAAACACCAATTCGATTTATCGGAACTTATTGGTTTTTGTATTGGATTTTCGGAAGTATCTGGAGATGGTTCTTTTGGTGGTTCTGATTCTTTTGGTGGTTCTGGTTTTTTCTCTTGAACACTTTTTTCTAAAGATGGTTTTGCTTCTTCTGGTGGTGGAGTGTTTCCTATTAATAAATTTCCAATATTCTGAATTGCACCATCGGTAAGATCTACTCCAGTTTTTAATACATCCGCAGCAACGTCAGAACTGGCATTTAAAGCAGTTCCTGCACTATAACCGAATGATCGTAATATTCTTTGTGAAACCGATATGACTATATCCGAAATCATTTTTGCAAGATTGCCTAAAATATTCATTAAAGTGCTTCCTATCAAAGTTAATGCCAAGAAAAATATCAATAAAATAATAATTATCGTTTTAGAGTCCATTTTCGATTCGAAACCCGGAGACGAAGATGAAGATGAAGATGAAGATGAAGATGAAGATATAAGTGCAGGTCCAGATGTAGATGCAGATGCAGGACCAAAAGTATTCGGTATGTTTTCTTCGATACGATTCATATTCGTTATACCTTTCTGGGAGAAAAAACCAAATCAAAAATTGTAGATTCCGTTCAGATTCGTTAGAGTTGGTATTTTCTTGTATAAGAATAGTATAAAAATGGCGTTCTTTCCTTTTATAGAAAGTATATTTTACTTGAGTTTAGGCATAACATTTGTATTAATATTTCTAATAGTGTTTCATTTTAAAAACCGTATTGAAACATTGGAGAAAAAGAGTTTCATGATAACTGAAATGTATGATAGTTTATTGAAAGAATTTGGTATTATAAAATCATTTGTGCATTCTCCTCAAAATCGACAAAATATCATCTTATCTACACCACCACCTGCAGAACCTAGTCCTTATAAAAAAATTGTAGTGTTGGATAAAGTAGAAGAAGATCATGAGATAGAGGATGAGTCAGAAGATGATCATGACTCGGAAGTATATTCCCAATCTTCCGATTCGAAATCATCGAATTCTGATTTTGAGTCTGAATCAGATGAAATCTCTCATGTAGATTTAGAAGAAGCAGATATAACAGATCTAACACTTGACGCAGAACCCGAATTAGAAGAACTAGAACAAAAAATAGAAACAACAGATTTAGAAGAAGACGATGACTATGAGTCAGAAGACGATGCTGAAATCGATGATCTAAAACCTGACATAAAACCCGAATTAAAAGATATCAAAATCGAATCAGAAGAACTAGAACCAGAACCCGAACAAAAAATAGAAACAATAGATTTAGAAGAAAGTGTGGCACCCATTTTAAAACCAGATACAAATTACCAGAAAATGAATGTGCAATCCCTCAAAATGTTGGTCATTAGTAAAGGATTAGCAGCAGATACCAGTAAAATGAAACGTGCAGAGTTATTGAAATTATTGGAAGATGGACCGAATTTCTAAGAGTTTTTTTTATATTCAAATAATATAAAAAAAGAAACATATTTTAAATCATGTTTTCATTTCTAAAAGGCGACAACATACAATGTGCATATCCTACTATAAAAGAAACTTTACCCGCATCTACTCTTGGATATCAATCCAATAACCGTTTCCAATCTTTTCCACCACTCATGAATGATGGTCGTTCTCTCATTAGTTCTTGGCAACCTGAATCTTTTGTGAATAATCATCTTTTAAAGCAAAATAATATCCAATCCAACTGGCAATATCGTCGTTTTTTACAACAAAATGCTGCAGAATTAATGGAACATAATCGTGTGGAAGCGTGTAATGATACTGGCTTTATTGTGAGAGATGTCAATCCACCTGTATATGTAGGTAGTCCTAAATTATATTCTTCTGTGCAAGATGATTCTAAAGCCATGGGAGAACAAGAATCCGATTTGAAAGAATTATATTTATCGAGAGAAAGATTAGATTCTAGAAAGATTGCACCAGAAATGACACAAGCTGAATTAGTTCAGAAATACGGCGTCCGTTTGTAAGACATATTCTTACGTGTGGTTTTGATTGTTCTTTTGGTGTTTCTTCTTTTATTGGATTTTCGATTTTGTCTTCTTCCTCCATGAAGTTCAATGTATTTACGGATACGTTCTTTATCCACTTCTGTGAAATCTTTGCGTGTTAGAGGACTAAGTAAAGGTTTATTTAGCTTCATCATTTTAGCCAAACTAGCCACATCAAAACAATTTGTTAAACTATCTGGATCCGCAGAGTTTTCATCTGCTTTTAATCTAAAACCTCTATCCGCAGGTATTTCTTCCAAAGTAATTGGATCTTCTTTACCAGAACATTGTTCGTCAGAAATCCAAACATTATTTTTATTTCTGTTTTCATAATCTTCGTCTGTCAGAATTGCACCTTCTAACTTAGCATTTTCTGGTATTTTTTTTGCACCTCGTAAATCTGCACCTTGTAATTTTGCACCTCGTAAATCTGCATCTTTTAATTTTGCACCTCGTAAATCAGCACCTTGCAAATTTGCACGCATTAATGTAGCATCTTCTAAATTTGCACTTTCTAACTTTGCACCTTGTAAATTTGCACTATGTAAATCTGCACTTTCTAAATCTGCATTTTTTAAATTTGCATCTTGTAAATTTGCACTTTCTAACTTTGCATTTCGTAAAATTGCTTTTTTTAAATTCGCATTTTTTAAATTTGCACCTTCTAATTTTGCAAGCGTTAAATTTGCTTCTTCTAATTGTGATCCTTCTAAAATTGCACCGATTAAGTGTGCTTTTCCGAGCTTTGCTTTATTTAATATGGCTCCAGTCAAATCTTCTAATGGTAAATCCGCATCTTTCAAATCCGCAGAAACTAAATGATATACTCCATTTATTTTTGGAATTTTATATAAATCTTCTCTCGATTTTATTATTATCGGTTCTGTTCTTGTCGATGAAGATGGTCTGGATGACGATGAACGTGATCTGGATGACATTGTAAAATATATAAATAATATATATTTTATAATAATACGCTTTCTCTAAATAATATCACAAAGGTATGAGATATTTCTTGCATATATAAAAATCTAAGACATATTCTCTCGAGTTTTCTCAATCATCGATTTAACGTATTCAATGACATTTGAAAATCGGAATATTTTCTGAAATAAATCTTTACAACGTATAACCATACGTTCACATTCTAATGGATGGGTTTCACACCATTGATATTTTTCTTGCAAATCAGAGAAATCATCTGCAATTGGAATATAATGCACCCATGGTAAATAATCATCATAAAACCATTGTCTCCATGGACTCTTCGTTTTGAAAATAACAGAACCCGAATTGATTTTCCATGCAGTCGCATCCCACGTGGAAGCATTACCATCTACATCCAGAATATATTTATATTCCACCATCTCTCGATTATCAATCCATTTCTCTCGTTCACATACTATATTTTCTTTCGATACTGCATCACTATAAAAATATTCCCGTTGTGTCATTTCAATATTCGCATGAGCTGGCAAGAAATTATATTTACTACTGCGGGAAACACGACATGCAAATATGATTTTATTAATTTTTTCTTGGAATGGTATACCACGATGAAAGGATCGAAAAGAATTATATAAATTACAATATAAATAATGCCGGTCGATAATATCAATCGTATAAGGCATTTTCAAGTGATTCGACATTCCGAATATCCATTTGCCTGAATATAATAATGGATATTCTTGAGGATCTTCTACATGCACACGTTGTCCATCATTATAATCTGCATCTGTCCATACCCTAGGAATGGTTCTGTTTTCAGATAAATAATGTCTCTCAAAATATCCGTCATTGGAACATATCAGAAAATGGTATTTGATTTCTTTCGGATAATAGGTGAAAAAAATACGGGCAATTAGTTTGATATTATGTATGATTTCATAATAAGATCCGAATCTTTCATTATACATATATATCTTACCATCCATCAATCCTACTGCATACATATTATCTGGTAATTTAGCGTATATTTCAGTATGAAATGTATTTTCGAAAACGGATTTCGATATGGGTTCTACTGCAATCGCGTCTTTTTCCACGAGAGAATATGCAGGATAATATTTAGTAGGTTCCGGAGATTCGTAAATATCGAATCCTAATTGTATTTGGAATTTCAGTTGAGGAGTTTCGGGAGAAGGATCTACTGTAATAATTTGATGAATTTGATTATTACGATAATACACCATAATTTGCAGAGTTTCATTCCAACCTTTTGGTTGGTCTAATCGATTGATCACAATAAAAAAATTGCGCGAATCAATATATTCTGTAGTCACCTGTATATCTGTATAATCATGCCCGAAATTAGGATGATATTCATATAAATCAACATCTACGAATTTTACAGATTTAGACATCGTATAGATGGATATATATATTTTTATTATTTTATACCACTTTTAGTAACAAATATATGATATAATTGTAAAAATATATAATGTTTATTTTGATATAAAATAAAGATTATTATGACACGTCTCATCAGTTTTGATATTGGTATACGTAATTTAGCATATTGTATATTCGATATCTCTCAATGTTCTATTGTAGATTGGAATGTGATTGATATTTCTTTAAAAGCGGATGCTGAGTCGTCAACGGTTTCTCGGAAATGTAATTGTCTTTTACAACAAAAACAAAAAAAGACAAAGAAACCGGAAGAAGCTAAAGTGTGTGGTAAAAATGCGAAATATACTTTAGGCGAAATGTTTTATTGTGAAAAACATGCTAAAGGTTTATTGATACCAACGAAAGAATTCGAAAAATCCGCTATAAAAAAATTATCCGTAGATTCTCTCATCGGCTTCCAGAAAAAACATGGAATGGATATTCTTGCAACTAAAGAAAACCGGGCAGATAAAATCGAGAGAATATTGAAATGGATAGAAGAACATGTATTACAAAAAATAGTGGAAGTGAAACGGGAATCTTCACCGGATTTTGTCCAAATTGGGAAAAATATGGTGCATCATTTAGCGAAATTAGATTTGGAAAATATGGAATATGTGATTATTGAAAATCAGATTTCTCCCATTGCTAATAAAATGAAAACGGTGCAAGGGATGTTGGCACAAATATTTATCTTGCAGAATGTCCCTACGATAGAATTCATTTCTTCTAGCAATAAATTACGAGATTATTTAGGAGAAACTGGAGAGACAGAACAAAAAAATGGAAAAACAAAAGGTAAAAAAAAAGAACAAGAAGAGAAAGATAAAAAAGGTAAAAAAGAAGAAAAAGAGAGAAAAAAACAGGGGAAAAAAGGTAAAAAAGAAGAAAATGGAGAGAATGGAGATAATGGAGAGAATACTGGCATTGCAAATCCGAATTATAAACAACACAAGAAAGATGGTATCGCATATTGTTTACAATGGCTAAAGGACGATCGTTTTTCGCAATGGAAATCCTTTTTTGAACAATATCCTATAAAACAAGATGATTTAGCAGATTCATTTTTACAAGGAATATGGTATTTTAGGAAAAAATTACGAATTTTAGAATGAGAGAAGTAGAGAGATAAAATATATTTATAATGCGGTCAATATAAATATAAATAATGTGGTTTAAACATAATAAAGATGGAAGTCATTGATATTGGTCTAGACGATTTAGATAATAAACAAGGCTCTGTGAATTTCGGTGGAGGAATTGAATTTTTAATGAATGATAAACAACGTGCTGCTGCATCGAGCAGTGTTAAAATTGATTTAGACGAATTAGATAATTTAGAAAATGAATTGAATGAATTGTCTGGATTAGGACCTGGATCTTCTTCTGCACCAGCTCCTGCTCCTACAGAATCCAAGAAAATCAGTGGTTTAGGCGGTTTTGGTAATTTTTTCAATTTTGGTAAGAAAGCAGAACCGGTTAGTGCACCTTTAGAACAAACCGATTCAGGTCTAGGACAAGCTACTGCGGAATCTGTGAATAATACCAGCAAAACCTGGGATGGTTTTACAAAAATGGGTGCAGATATTCCTATGAAATCTGGTGGTGGATCTATCAATTTATCCGAAAGAGAAAAACGTAGAAAGAAGAGAATGATGATTAAGAAATTAGAAGAATGGTATGAAAAAGGCACGATTAAAAACACTAGTCGTTTTACGATGGATTCGAATTATGACGAGATTGAAGATGAATATGAAGGTGCTTTAGAAGATAAACGTAAGAAAGATGCAATTAAATTACAAGGATGGTGGTTTACTACTGTAGTGAATACTTTAGAGTATGGTAATGCATTGTTGAATCCTTTTGATTTGAATTTGGATGGATGGGGAGAACAAGTCAGTGAAGATTTAGATAGTTATGAAGAGATTTTTGCGGAATTACATGAGAAATACAAGGGCGGTAAAATGGCACCCGAATTGTCTTTGTTACTACGTCTAGGATTCTCTGCGGCTGTAGTGAATATGAGTAATAAGATGTTGAGTTCTGCTGCTCCTGGATTTGGTGATGTGATGAAACAGAGTCCTGAATTAATGCGTATGTTTACCAATGCTGCTGTAGATACCATGAGTAAACAGAGTCCTACCTTTGAATTTGCTAAAAATATGATGAACCCACCTGAACAAGTTTCCACGAAATATGGACCACCACCTGCTGCAGTAGAAACGAAGAATATGGGTAATTTAGCGAATCGTGCACAAGTCCCTTCTGCACCGGCAGGACAACAGATGCAATTTACTTCTAACCGACCAGATTTAGCCGCAGCGAATCGTTCAACCATGTTTAGAGAACAAGGAGTAGATTTACAGAGCCAATATGCATCTACTACACAAAGACCAGAAATGCGCGGACCCCAAACTGCAGATATCGATAATATCTTATCCGGATTAAAAACTAAACCGGTGAATAATGCTAATACGATGTATAATTCGAATACTGTTCAGATGGATAACGGCGGGGATTCAATGATTAGTGTGACTTCTTTGAAAGATTTAGAAGGTAACTTGCCGAAAAGAAGTAATCGTAAACCAAGACAGAATAAATCCGATAAAAACACTGTGTCTTTAGATATCTAGGACTAAATAATATAAAATTAAAAATTTGATTAAAAATATATGATAATTAATATATTTTTACTGTGTTATAACGAGGAGATTATATTACCCCACACAATAAATCATTATAAGACGAACTTACCATCCTGTAAAATTACTATTTATGATAATGAATCAACGGATAATTCTGTTGAAATCGCAAAAACGTTAGGTTGTAATGTAATATCTTGGTCAAGCGGTAATATAATTGACGATCGTCTATATTTGAAAATCAAAAATAATTGTTGGAAAGATATTGAGGAAGGATGGATAATTATGGCAGACATGGATGAATGGTTATGTATAAATGAAGAACAATTAAATGCCGAAGAAAAATTAGGAACCACTATAATCAGGACACGTGGAATTGGAATTGTGGGAGAAAGTAAATGTCCAAAATTATCTGATATAAAATTAAATGAGTTAAATAAATTTGATTATGCAAATAACATGAATAAACTAGTTTGTTTTTTAAGGCCAAGTGTAAATCAAATGAATTATGGATGGGGCGCTCATAAATGCAATCCAGAGGGAATTATTAAATACAGTAATCATGTGTATTATATGAAACATATGGTTCATTTAGGATTATCATTTTTAATTCAAAAATGGATTAGTAGATATAATAGATCTAACCTAATGCGATCTATGGGATTATGCACTCATTATATAACAGATATTAGCACAATTACAAATGAATATAGTAATAAGGTTTTTAATGCAAAACATATATTTACTGATAACATTGCAATATAATAATGTATGATATATTAAAAATATGATATATTAAAAATATGATACATTATATTATACTATCACATGTCCATGTGGTAATGGTATATCGAAAAGTATTATTCATTAAATCATCCGTTTCATGGGTATGTGTCCAAAATGGTGGAAATATAATGACTGACCCTTTTTTTAATCGAATCGAAACATCATAATATGGGAATTTGAAATTACCACCTTCATAATCATCATTTAAAGAAAATACTATACTTGCATTTCGTATCATTTTATATTCGCCTTTTTTATTTTCACGAATAAAAGTCACATTAGAATCATGGATCTGATTTAGTCCATCTTGATGTGCTCTGGTTTTACCATATATTTTTCTTAAAATATATCCACTATTACAGTTAAAATGTATATAGGAATTAATATTTTTCATAATATTTCCAATACATTCCATTTTTGTATTGATTTCCGAAATATAGGATTCTATATCGGATTTACATATTCCATTTAAGTGATTGGTAGATACAGAAACACCTTTTTGTTTTAATTTAGTAATCATGGAATTATATTCAACATCTTCTAATGGAAATGAATAATAATATTTATAATCGTTTTCTTTGATATTGTTAAAATAATTACTATAACATTCTACATTATTTCCCGAACCATACACATCTTTATTTAACCGTATTTTGTCGATAATATTTCGATATTTTAAACAAAAATCATCGTCTAATATATTTTCAATTAAAAATATATTTGTTTTTTCATATTCAATAACTTTGTAGTTATCGACATGTGTAACTTTTTCGGTCATTTATGGATATAATACTTATTTATTATTTATATAATTTACATAGTTGCATTATATACTTGTTGTATTTGGGCGTCTGACAATACACTATTATATACACAAAATTCTCTAATATATCCATAGAATCCTCTAGCATTATCCGCTGAAGTGCCAATTCTCCAAGTAGTAGGAGTTAAATTACATCCAGTTCCTAGTGTTCCACTTCCATTTTGATGAGATATAAATTGTCCATTTATATACTGCTTTGCATAATATTCACTATTTGTTTGTTTTACTGAAAATGCAACATGAGTCCATGTATCAATATATGAACTATTACTACAACAATACCCGGTTAACACAGTCCATGGATTATTTGTATTCAGCGCTACATACCCATATATGCCATCTGAATTATAATGATTATAATAATTGACCAGACCAACATCCACATGAAATGCTGTATTACCTCTTGCTTCATTTCCGATTCCGACTGCAGTATAATAGGTTGAATCTTTAACATTTATCCAAAAACAAAATGTGAAATCGGCAGTAGCATAATCAAATGTAAAACTTAAATGGTTGCTCTGATTATTATCGAAATATGCACATTTTTTGAAACCGACAGTTGTATAAGTTACGGTTCCATTCGTAGTTATCGTTTTTGGGGTTGAACCAGTATCAGTTGAATTGGTTTCTAATTTTAAATAGTTTATTGGTGAATTCAAGCTCGATCCGACACCCGGTATAACCGCATTTATAGGTTTAGCCAAGTAATAAATACGACAATACCCTCCGGTTCCAGCAGTTCCAGCAGTTCCAGATTCAGGGGTTTGTGTCTTAAGACTCCCACCAGCTGAATTACCCGGCGCACCACCTGCACCACCATACCCATAATTTGAATATGCTCCAACAACTGTATTCGCACTTGTCCCGGGGTCTCCATTAGTCTTGCCGCTATCCCGAGTAACTGACAATACTTGTGCATCAGTCCCACCACCTGAACCTGCAGTAGTTAAACTTGCAGCACCTCCTCCAGAAGCAGTTAAAGTATAACCAGATGCAACTAATACAGTAGAACCACTACCAACTGTAACTTGTGGAGTGCTTGCTACACTAAGCACTGGTAAATATATATACCCTCCACCACCACCCTTAGCACCATAAGCAGAACCGCTCGTAAAATTATATTGTGAATGAACAGTAATTTTTAATCCAACGCTGTTCTGTCTACCACCACCCTCATTAAAATTAAGAGTCCGCTTCCAGTTCGCAATATCTCTTTGTCCGTTATAGTTTGATAAGTCGTTTAAATCCCATATAACACCATTTTCGTCTTGAAACTTAATTGGCACAGTATAGTTTGCTCGTATTTTGTCGTAGCCATTAAACACGTTTCTTTCTTGAAAATCATACGTATATACATCATAATTATTTGTTACAAGATTAAGTTTTGCACTTTCTCCAGTTCCTCCTGCACCGCCGGCACCAATCAATACCGCTCTTATCGCGGTGCACCATGATGGAATAGAAGGAGTCGCATTCGCAGTATGCTCTGTATAATATGCAATAGTATAAGTAGATATATCAGTGCCATTATATTGATAACCAGTCAAATTCTGTTTTTCATCTATATTTGATCCAATTTTTAAAAGTGTGGTAGCATAAGATATATCAGTTGTATATCTTGAATTAAAGTTATTACGAAAAGTAAGATCCGTTGCGGATCTAATAATAGTAGATAAAGCGGTTCCATTACTAAAATAATTTGCCATAATTATAATTCAAATATATAAACTATATAAAGTATATATATTTTATATAGTTTATATTATAAAATACTGTATGCATGTGTTCTAAACCACAATATATATATGAAAATCCGAATTCGATACCTTCTGAATTATGTGATGAAATGGTGAGTTTATTTAATAAAGAATGCTTTGAACCAGATAAATCTATTGCACAGTTAAATATCTATCATAAAGGCAAACTCAGCAAAATGTATAATTTTCTTAAAAAAGAATTAAATAAAAACATACAAAAATATAATTATAATATCAAAAATACCACATTAATTACACCGGATAAAAATTATGGGTTTCCTTATAAGTTGATTAACATCCATTTTTCAAATCAAATTACTTTCGATATTACTAGAATCGATAATTCAGAAATAAACAATTTTCAGATGAACGATATTATTCAAGATTATCACCCAGAACAAAAATTATTTGTATACATGTGGTTTATTAATGATTATGATAGTGAAATTATTGTCTGTAATGAATATCATATCAAACCCGTAAAAGGTAAATTTATAATGTTTCCATATTCATGGTGGTTTCCTTTTAAAGAACTTATTCATGAGAATAACATTAAATATGCAATTTATGGTTATTTATAATTTATGGATAAATATCTACTAAAATAACTAAAGCGTATCTTTCACCATCAGAAACATCCCCCTTCGTTCTTGCAATTTTACCGTTATGTATTAACATATCCCCTTGATTTAATACTATTTGGTCTTCATCATTATCAAATATTATTTCTCCACCAACATAATCTAATTTATCATTTAAATATATAGTTAATACTAAAAATGTATTATCCACTTGTTTAACATCATTATTCACTATTTTCTTGCTAAATTTAGATATAAAAATATCTCGAATCATTAAATTTACATTATAACTTTCCATATCAAAAGTTTTTCGAATATACATTAACCAAAAATTACATACATACAATATAAAGCTTGTGATAGATGGCAATTTATCTAAATTAAGATATGTATTGTAATTTCCATACGGACAATTATCGTTCCATAATTGTTGAGATTCACACTCATTAATAATCCAGTAACATACATCATGTGATAATATGTTTTGCACTATTTTTTTTCGGTAAAATCTATTAGATTCTTCTATTTTGGTAGTATTAGTATCGTAAAATGGATAAATATCAGATGCAATTGCGCCATATTTTTCTGTAAAGTATAAATAATCGAATTTATTGTTTGTATTATTTACTATAATTGTGTTTGGTGCAGAATTATATTTAGATAGTATATTATCAATTGGAACATTGGATGTAGTAGAATTAAATAATAATTCTTCTAATAGATTCGACGAATATATAGTTTCATTATGTATTGTAGTATTTTGTTGGTATGTATCTAAATAAAACTGATTGATATCGACTGGTTCTGATATAGTGGCATTATAATATGCTAGATTGTCTGGTTTATGATCCCATACATTAATTTTTATACCGCTAGAGAATTTTTGGTTCAATGGTTTTCTAGAATAAGCACCATAATATTTCGAACTATCAAATACAATATGATTATTTCGGTTTGGTATACAAATAGTCACAGTATTTTCTTCTGGAAAATCTTTATATTTATAATCTTCGGAATCGACATTCGTAAATATAATTGGGTTATTATTTTCTTCTGGAAATATTAAAATAGATAATATGGCAGATTCATCTACTGTGAGCATATCTATATTTCTGGAAAATGAAACATGGTGCACATTTGAATCCCATGCAATATTTTTCTTTAGCATATAAAATTGTGCCACTTGAAATACATATTTTTCTGCAATTGTTTCCAATTTATCAGAATTTAATAAAAGCGTGATGTCATTCACATTTTCAAACACATCTGAAATATCAAAATTATTTTCCGTATACCAAGATTCAATCATATTATATATAGGTGAATGACTTTATTTTATATTATTTTCACAACAGAAAATATTATAACTTAGGAATTATTCTCAAAATCCAAATAGATATGTCCTTGAATAAAATATTGATCACATGATATCGGTGTCTTATTTGCAAGTGGAACAAACCATTCCGCTGGAAATATAACGAGTTTTCCTTTGGTAGGGGTTATATTATAATTTCCCCAAAATTCCAATTCTCCCCCAGTTTCTACATCATTTAAAAACCAAATAAAAGATACCACTCTTTTTTTTTTATATGTTTCATCGATGTAATATTTATGATGATATGTATATTTATCCGAATTTTTAGATAAATGAATGATATCAAATGAATTTATAGATAGTTTTTCATAATTACTGTTCCAATCTAATATTTGTATATTATTAAAGAATGTTTCCAAATGATAATATAATAACTGTATCATATTCAATTTTACTGTATCTATCGACGTATTTTGATCTGAAATATTCATTAAAACATTCAATGTTTCAAAATGAATAGAATACTGATTAAAGTAATCAGTATTTAGCGTGTCGCATTTTTTTTCATAATCCACACGTGTTTTTTTTCTATGATCTTCAAAATACTCTATATTAACCTTACACATTTCTTCGGATAATATATTTGGACATTCATATATGTAATTTTGCATTTGTTTGTAAATATATAAAAATATAGTTTTATATATTTTGTATTATGTAATTATATTTTCATTACATAATTGACCAGTAATTATATATTGGGTATTTGATTTTGGTAATTTACATTTATAAGAATACTTGGAATCTTCTGGAAAAATAATTAAACTACCTTTTTTCGGTTTAATGATTTGACCATTATCAAATATTATTTCTCCTCCCAATTCAACATCATTTAAATAAAACACATATGTAAACACGTTATACCGGTTATATTTTTTATTATAATT